TGCGAGCAAATGCAAAGTTACAATTGCAAATAGCAACACACACCCATATCACCTCATTTCGCAGGACGGCAAGGGCGTTTATGGCTGGGTCGATTCCTCTTGTGTAAAATCATCAAGCACCAGTAACAGCGGCGCAATGGGAAGCGGCGGCGCGAAATGTGCGGAAATATCCGCCATCATTATTCAAAAGAATTGGGACGGGAGCGGCAAGGACAAAATACTTGATTGCGGTATTTTTGAGATTGACAGCGTTGACGGTGGCGGACCTCCGGCGAAAGTTGATATAAAAGGCACTTCCATTCCCTATACATCAACAATCCGTGTCCAGAAAAAAACGAGGGCATGGGAAAATGTAAAGCTTTCCACGATTGCAAAAGAAATTGCCTCGAAAAACGGTATGAAGCATATGTTTGAATCAAACTATGACCCGCTATATACACGGAAAGAACAAATACAGGAATCGGACATTGTTTTCTTGCAAAGGCTTTGTAAAAACGCCGGAATATCTCTAAAAGTAACCGCCCGTACTATTGTTTTGTTTGACGCTTCCACATATGAACAGAAAAGCGCAGTAAAAACATTAAAGCGCAGCATTTCAGACATTACAAGCTACCGTTTTTCAACGAATTTGAACGATACCGCATATAGTCGCTGTCATGTTAGTTATACAGACCCTGCAACAAAGCAAACCATCGAATATACATATACGCCGCGGAACTCTGACAAAACCGGGCAAACGCTGGAAATAAACGAAAAAGTTACTAACCGTGAAGAAGCCCGATTGCTTGCGATGAAACGATTACGGCAAAAAAACAAAAGCGAGTTTAAGGCAGATTTTTCGATTCCGGGCGATGTATTAATGGTTTCGGGCGTTACAGTCAATGTAGTTGGATATGGCGCATTTGACGGAAAATATATCGTTGAAAAGGCAACACACACCATTTCGGCTGGATATAAGACAAGCATTACATTAAGAAAAGTATTGGAGGGGTATTAATGGGCATAAATGAAGATATTACAAGCTTGAAAAACATTGCGAGAATAGGAACGATTTCCTCCATTGACACTTCAAACAGAACCGCCCGTGTAAAGTTTTCTGATAAAAACGACCTCGTTTCTGCCCCTCTTAGGGTTTTGAAAAATCCCCCGCTTGCAAATATCGAAAATACCACAGATAAAATTATCATATCCCCGTGGCTTCCGGCTGTCGGAGATATGGTTCTTTGCATATACATTCCGAACGGCGAAAGCGATGGATTTATCATAGGAGGGTTATAGTCATGGCTATTATAGGAACATTAGGCAAGGTTATTTTTAGCGTTTCCAAAAAGAAAGTAAATACTTTTAACGGAATGAAATGGAGCAGTTCCGCAAAATATGCCACACACGAACGACATTTGAAAGATACTTTGCTTGAGTTTACGGGAACAGACCCCGACAAAATTGACTTTTCAATGTCCTTTTCGGTGTTTTTGGGTGTAAATCCGATTGCGGAAATCACAAAGCTTCTCAATGCTGAACGGAGCGGGCAAGCAATGCGGCTTGTTATCGGACCGAAAGCATACGGGAAAGATAAGTGGGTTATCAAAGGAATACAAACCGACTTAGAACGCTTTGATAATTCCGGAAATTTACTTGCCGCAAAAGTAAGTGTCTCACTCGAAGCATACGTTAGGCGGTGATGAAATTGAATTACACAGTGACAGCAAATGAACAAAAAAAAATAAATCTTGCGCCCAAAACGGAAGCGGAAGAAATATTACAAAATGTACACATGATTATTTCAACTACGCAATTTTCTGTTCCTTTTAACAGAGAATTTGGACTTTCTTCAAAATTTCTTGATAAGCCAACACCTATTGCAAAAGCAATGATAATTGCGGAGGTCATGGACGCAATAGAAAAATATGAACCACGGGCGACCGTTGAATCGGTGACGTTTAAAGAGAACGAAACTCCGGGCGTACTTATACCACGGGTGGAGGTGAAAATATAGTGACCAATATAAGAAATTACCCGAATATTGAATTTGTAGATACCGACACGCAAAAGCTGGTTGATTCCCTTATCGTATCATATGAAATGTTTACAGGGCGTACCCTTTACCCTGCCGACCCGACAAGGCTTTTTATTTTGTGGATTGCTGACATCATAATTCAAGAGCGGATTATTATTGACAGTGCGGCGAAGCAAAACTTACCGCGTTACGCAGAAGGAATAAACCTTGATTCACTTGCAGAGATATTTAAGGACGCTTACAGAAACGAAGCGCAGGCGGCAAAAACAACGTTCCGCTGCTATATCACAAAAACTTTTGATTCAAAACAACTGATTCCGATAGGAACGCGAATAACCGTTGACGGCGATATAACATTTGAAACAACGGAAAATTTGTATATACAACCGGGAAAACTTTACGGTGATGTCGCAGCGGTTTGTCAAATTCCCGGAGCAATCGGAAATAATTTTGTGGCAGGACAGATTACGCAAATCGTAGATGTTTACCCATATTACGACAAGATTGAAAACATCACAACCAGCGAGGGCGGCGCAGAAGAAGAAACAGACGATGAATTTTATAATCGTATGCGTGAAAGTATGGAAAGCTTTTCGACAGCAGGACCGGCTGGAGCATATGAATATTTTGCAAAACAAGCCTCTTCCTCCATTGCTGACGCAAAAGCAGACACCCCTGAACCCGGAATTGTTGATATTCGTATTTTGCTTAAAGGCGGCGAATTGCCGGAAAATGAAATTATTAACGCAGTCAAAGAAACTCTTTCCGCAGACAGGATAAGACCTTTAACAGATTTTATAAAAGTATCAACGCCCGAAACGGTTTCGTTCGATGTTGATATTGCCTATTACATTTCAACCCTCAGCGCAGATTCCGCCGCAGTAATTGCACATGATGTTGAAGTCGCAGTTGAAGAGTATAAAATCTGGCAATCTGAAAAAATGGGACGTGACATTAACCCGTCTTATTTAGTTTCACTGCTGATGAACACAGGGATAAAGCGTGTAGAGATAACACAGCCGAATTATACAATCGTGGCGAACAACAGCGTTGCAATAGCGAATAATACAAATATCCTTAACGGAGGGCTTGAAGATGAATAACGATGTTTATAGCATTGATTTCACAAGAACGCTTCCGCCCGCATTGAAAGATGATGAAAAAATGTTTGCGTTGGGCAAGACAATTGCCGATGAACTGCAAAAAACCATACGACTTTCAAAACAAGCAATTATTTACGCTCGTATTGATGAACTTGACAGCGACGTTCTTGATATTCTTGCCTATGATTTGCATGTTGATTGGTATAACTACAATTACAGCGTTGAAGCAAAACGGGCAATCATTAAAGACAGTGTGAAAGTTCATAAAAGACTGGGAACAAAATTCGCAGTACATACCGCACTTTGCAACCTTGCCCCGCAAAACGGCGTTGAAGAATGGTTTGAATACGGCGGCGAACCGTACCATTTCCGCATTTATGTAGACACAACCGATTCAAACATAAATGTAACTGTTTACGATATTATTCAATCGGTAAAATTTTATAAACGTCTTTCTGCCCACCTTGATGAAATCATTTATCAAAGCGTGGGCGTTGTAGCTGTTTCGGTAAATACAACCGCATTCCGCTTTCGAGTGGGATTGACCGGAAATGTCGATTGTGGAACTTTACCGCAGATTAACAAAATCGGTGTTATGGAAAACAACGGTTTTTCACCGTCCGTTGAAGCGGCAGGATATAAATTCGACGTGAAACGGTGCGGAACATCGGTATGCAAAAATTAGACAGCGAAATATACCATCAGAAAGAAAGGTGAATCAAATGTTGACAGATTCGGCACTAAATGGGTTTAAATCTTTCGTGGAAAGAACAATTGCATATGCAAAATATAAAATCGGAAGCACTTATTATCAAGCGGCGATACACCGAAAAGAACGGCTTTCAGACGGTAAAATTGCAGTGTATTTTTCTATTACTCCCGAATCAAGCGGAAATGTAACAATTACAGAAGTTCAATTATACGACACAAACAACGAATTATGGGCAACGAAAGCGGAAAGTATTATTGTTGCCTCTGTTCAAGAGGGTATCCTATACCGCTTCACATTTGAGATAAAGGAGGTATAAACACATGGGTTACAACAGGAAATACTGGCAAGACCACGTCACGGAATTTCAAAATCGCTTCAAGGAGACAACAAATGCGGACGGCTCTATTACACACACTCCGGCAGACGGGACCGTAATACAACAGGGAACGCCGCAAAATGCAATGAATTTCAATAACATTGAAGAGGGTATTTTCGCAAGCAATGAACTAGGTTGCGAAAGTGCCTTGCTTTTAGCACATCATGGGCAAGCATTGCGACAGCTTGACGGTGTGACGGGTGAAGTCAATTTGACAAACACCCTTGAATATCCGTTTAACAACGCACTTGCAACGGTTTCGCTTTCCGCCGCCGCAGTTCGCAGAACAACAAATTATTCCGTTGATGTTGAAATTGTTTCATCGAGCGGCGGCGACATCGGGTATATACACATTACGGACAAGTTGAAAAACGGTTTCAAGGTTTCCTACACAGGAAGTGCAAAAATGGCAAAATTCAAGTATATCGTAAAAGGCGGGGTTTATTGATGGCTAACGTGATAATCAAAACCGACGAACGCAAAGCGCACGAAGCACAAGTTTTAAAAGATTTTCAAAAGAACGGGAGCGGCATTACCAGCGGCGACAGAGAAGCCGCCGAATATATTGCCGCCCGGTCAAGTGAAGCATATGCAGAATTAAAAAGAATGGAGAAAAAAAGACAATGATTATTATTGAAAAAAACAAAGGTGAAAAAATCGGTTATGTTATCAAGGGCAACAAAATCACAATTGACGATGAATTGATGTTGAACCTTGAAAAGTATGAAAGAGACGACCCCACCCATATCGACATTTGCCGCGATAAATTTGATAACTTGGTTTGCGGCGTAATTCCGGGCGTTGCAGAAACTTATGTTGCACAAATTGACATTCCTATGCGGGAATATGATTATATTGCAAACGGTGTTGACGACAGTGGCGGACCGCAGGAAGTACCCATGCCTGTCCCATTCGATATGGGTAAATGTATATTAACGCTCTGGGCGTCGAATTAATTATGAGGAGGATAAACAGAAATGACAAATTTTGATGATTTGAAACTATCCGTTGAATCTCTCAGCGGCGGAAGAAATACCGTGCTTCTTGACGATATTGGTATGCCGTCAATCGTCGTTCCGTTCCCAAAACTTAAATATTCCGATGTTATAAGTGGCGGAACACAAGACGCATTACCAGCTTTTATCGTTGACGGTGTTGAAAAAGCAG